AGACAAACCTGTGAACAAATTGTTAACATTTCCCCAATCTGTTCATATTTCGTTCATAATTGCAAAACTGGCATGATTCTTGCTAGGTAACTATAACATTAAATTGTCTGACAATATAGTATAAAGTCTGTCACTTATTCTGTTGACATCTTAGTTCATTTGAACTATAATAGATTTGTCAAATAAATCAAGCAGGCCATAAGGCAGGCCATAAGGCAGGAGGGTAAAACATAATGAATATTATAATAAGAACACAATGAACCTTAAACAACTCACTCGTGATCTTGAAAAGCAGGGATTTACTTGTAAAATATCAGATGATGCTGATTACCTGTCAGTATACTATTTATGCTATTTAGATTATGTCGAAATAGCTTTGACAGGATTCAAAGATTGGTCTGTAGCTTACTATCACCCATTTAAAGGCCTTGAAATCTACAGTGCATCAACAAACTGGGGTGTAATTAAGCTACTCAGAAAAGCCTTTAATAGATGCAAAATAAAACAATAGCCCAGCATACCGCTGGGCTATCTCTCTTTTTTACATCGTAATTGAACCTCTATGAATCTGCACCTGTGTAACCTCTGTCAAAGTTCGGTAATTGTGTTTATCATCTGAAATATCGTATAAGCTCAAATAAATATGTCTGCCTCGGAAATTAAGCTGTGCTGGGATATGATAGAAGTCACTGACTGACTTAATAATAACAGTCGTTGGATAGCATGTGTAGCCGTTATGGTCACCAATAAAGGACGTTGAGAAAATACGTCCCAAACGGTACTCAGTGCCATCACATGTAAGTGTTCCGCTGTTTGGGAAGCAAACATAGTTGCCCCAGATCAGAGTGCTTGTGTTCTCATTGTAGGAACTAACAAACGCCCAACTTGAACCCTGAGTAGGTGTAAAGTCACCAGCTTCAAAGTTTGCACTAACTTCATAAAATGACGGGGTGCATGCCCCTGTTTCAACAGCAGTAGCAAGATAGGTTGCGAGTCTCTCCTGTCCTGTTGTGTTTGGATGGAAGCCATCAGAACCCAGAAAGCCATCAGCATGAAGAATATAGTCTGACCCTGTCAAATACCGCCAATTTTTTCTCTGGGTGTTATAAACGGATTTTGCAATCTTGAGCCTATTCTGTACATTTGGGTCATCCGTCCTATCTACTGACCATGCTACCATAGCGGAAAATACTCTTGCATTCGGAAATCTTACTTCTGCCACTCCCATAAAAGCATTGATTGCATTTTCAATTTCTGAGTAGCTTCCAAACTCATTAAATCCACCTACTACAAGGATCTGTTTTACATCCTCAGAAGCTGGTACAGCATTTAAAAGCATAAGAAATGAATTAGCGGCTGTTGAGAAAGATGCACCACCATTTGCGGAAATGGTTACGTTATCAAGCCCTGTGTACTTGATAAAGTTAGTAGTCCATGGTGTTATGTTGCCATCCGGACTATAACCAACCGTATAGCTGTCTCCGATGATGATAGTTTTCCCGGAATGGTCAAAAAGTCCTTCTCTTTTTTGTAACTTTGTGATATCAGCTGTATTTGTTCCAACCTGTTCTTTTAATGGGTTAATCTTCTCATTGATTACTTTTGTAGTGGCATCATTTACCACTTTTCCGATCTCCCCATCATCCAGACTTTTCTGGATGGCATCATCAATCATAGTTTGAGCAGTATCTTTAATGTGCGTCCATTCCTCATGATCTTTGTCAACCTGTTTGCCAACTTTAAGCAGCCAGTCTAAGTTCATGTCCTGTGATCCACTATGTGGGTATCTGAAAACCATAATTTATTCCTCCTTAATAAGTTAATAAAAGCAAGTCCTGTGCAAATAGTCCGGTGCAGTAATCAATAAAGCTTTGCTTTCTCAACTCAAGCTCTGACTGGATCATCTGCTGAGAGGTAGTAACTCCAATATTGCCATGAATATGCCCGATATGCTTATTCTGCCCTGTCTCTCTGCTTGTCTCACCCTTGCCATATTCAAACGTATTTTTATTTTCCCCAGAACTTTGTACTTTTGTGCTACCACCGTACTCTGTTGTTGTTTTTTCGTTGGGGCTATAGCTTGCATCATTAAAAGCACTGACCTCATTTATAGCTGTATCTGCCCCGGAGTTGATCGTAGTTGTTCCCTGCCCTGCTTCTGCCCTGTTTATATCCTGCCCGGAGCTTTGACTTGTCCGTGTCAGATCGGGGCTATCTGTCCATTCTTCATAGCGGTCATAGTTTTCAATTGGTTCATAGTTAAGTAAGTATAACACTTTATAAACCTTGTCAATGCTACTTTTCCATTTCCTACTCCATGCAGGAATAGCACTATCATGCATAAACTCCCAGTCCGGATAAAGTGGTTCGCAATCTCCATAGGATAGAAGCAAGCTATCAATAAAATTCTGTTTGTCTGCTGATTCTGGGAATTCCATCTTGTCAAACAGAGTATTGTTCCATTCGTAAAGCCCTGCTATCGTTATCTTATAAAGTCCCATAAGTTTTCACCTCCGCAGTTTCATAGCTTCTGATCTTGATTGACAGATTCATCTCCGGATAAAGTCTGTTTGTCATGTCAACTCCTGCTTGCATGGTCTCAAGCCATGTCGTAAGCCGTGTTACTGATTCTGCATCATTTTTGCTTGTCTCAAGCACATTCAGACGTTCTTTTTTATCAGATCCTACAGATGGGATCCCCACTTCTGTATCAAACTGATCCAGAAGTTTTTCAAAAACATCAATTAGCTCTGGTGCAATAAAGTTCTGCTTCAAATCTTTGTTGAATGTCTCCCATGCATCCTGCTTGCTTCCTTGTCTGTCTTCCGTTTTTATTGACACATCAAAAGCCTCAACTGGGTTACCAGCCTGAATGCTGTCATAGATTTTTTTCAACGTCTGGGCTGATGCTTTGTTTTTCGCTGCAATCAGAAAAGCAAGTTTTGAATTAAAAACATTCATGTCAAAAGCAGACGCAACAAGTGCCAGTTTGTAGCTGTAAAAGCCAATGATATCTCCAATCCCACAAAAAGTTGGCCTGAGATAGATGACAGAGCAGTCTTTCCCGATCTCCATATCATCTATTTCAATTGTTGCGTTGCTTGCATACGTGTGTATGCTTGCTGTCGTTGGTTTAAAGTAAATAGTGTAGCCTGTCAGCATTGGATACTGAGCAATTAGGCCATAAAGATCTGTCTTTGTGATGCAAATATACCCTCCAAAAAGTAGGCAATATTTGAAATAGTCAATATCAATGCTTCCATTGTATTTTATGTCAAGAACAGAGCATACACGCTCATAAAGCATGCGATCAAAAATATCTGTATATATGCTGCTTACTTTTATTCCAGATGGCTGGAAGTAATTAGTGCATATGTTGATCTTGTCAAAATTCATAGGTACCCACATGTTTTCATCCCTCCTATTCAAAATAAAATCCATTGTTAAGATAACTATTTACCTGTTCTTGATCTCCCTCGAATCCTGCAATCTGGATAGAAGCATTCCGACACTTTACAAAGCCACTCAGTGCAGAAATAGAACGGATAACACCATCTATATAACCCTCACTTGCTCCATCTGGATCTATGCTTGTGCAGGCATAGCAAATACTGTTTGCATCCATGTTATTAAGTATGCTGCTGATATTTCCGACAGTTCCTACCATGTTAGGCTCTGGTGAAGTTACAGTCTGAAAAGCTCCCAACGTATTTGTGATAGCTCCAATAGGATTACCGGAAGCAAGGCTTGTGCCAATGTCTATCAAACTGGTAGTAAGATTGCCTATGTTTGCCGTAGCATATCCAATTTGCACCGGAATCGCAAGCTGACATTGGAAGTGTGCATATTCATCAGATCCGGAAGTGAGCCAAACGTCAGCCATTCCAGAAACAGCATCAAAGTTATAAGTAGCTTTTAACTGCCCCTTATGGGTCTTTGTTGGATTGATTGGAGTAACCCCTACAAATGGTAGCTTTACAGTATACTTTGAAAAAGCAGCGTTATAATAGCGGAAATCTGTATCAGCATATAAAGGATTACCGAGGCTTAAATCATAGGAAAAAGTACAAGATGCATCATCTATTAAATAGGCATTTACATTGCTATCCCAGTACCCGAGCTTTACTGTGTCTAGTGCATTTACAAACTTGTCAACTATAAAAGGTAGCCACTTTAAGTCAAGAATATACTGGAATGGATTAAAAAGCAGTCTTGTAAGTGCCGAATCAAGTACATCTGGAATGGATCCGTAAGTGTACATAAATGAGCATAAATCTTTCAGTCGTTTTCCTCTTATATAGTAGGTATTAACACCCTCAACCGAAACAGTACGCAATAAATAGTTTGGTTCATACCCATTAACAAACGTGTTTATTGGCTGTCCGACTATCGTAGACTGACTTACCCAGTCATTTGTTGGAATATACATGCTATCGTTTGCAAGCGTAGTCTGCTTAGCAGAACGCTCAATAAAGCATGTATAGTTGCTGATTTCTGTTCGATAAGTTGCTAACACATCCTCACTTGCTGAGATCTCAACCATGTCATTATTTAAAGACATTGTTGAGCTTATAAAATAGTAATGGTCAGCCCATTGTAAATAGTTGTAATGCAATGCATTATCTAATGGTAATTTTAATTTGAACACTGGATTTTGAAAAGTTGTATCTGATTTTAAAAGACAGGGGAGACTCATCCCCTGTCCTGTTGGTCTTTTGGTGCTGTTTTTACGTTTGGAAAAATGATATAAGATAATTTCTGTCATTTTATATATACCTCGCCTTTTGCTGTGATTGCGCATACCCAACCAGATGGAATCCGTACCCACACTGCTCCGGTCTCATCCTTTTTGATTTCTTTTACAGTGACTGTGGTTCCTTTTTTCAGGCAGCCATCAGAATAAGCGTGTTTCATACCATCCCTTGTCAGCTGCGCATACTCTTTGATCTGACCCCACACACTGTATCGTACATGTAAGTGATCCACCATAGTAGTATAGGTTCTACCTATTTCATAAGATGGGCTTTTTTCATCCCATACCCTGCGGATGAAGGATAGGTCAGACCTACGAGTTACAGGGCTTTTGACTACTCCAATGCCAGGGTTGAAAGCAGTGTTTTTTCTACCTCCTCTACTCTCAATCATATATCCATTACCAATAAAAATAGCACAGTGAGTGACTGGATTTCCAAAAAAGAGAAAATCACCTACTTTTTGCTCTCCAATTGGAATCCTTGCCCCTAGTTTGGAATAGCCGGAAGCTGTCAAATCTCCCACCTCTGAGCCTGCTTTCTTCTGGATATAGTAGAGCAATCCTGAGCAATCAAGCCCAGACTGTGGGGTATTACCACCCCACACATATTTTACTCCAATTAACTCCTTTGCATTTTCCACGAGTTCATTCGCTGTCATGTTTACACCTGCTTTCCTAAGTGTTCAATTAATGAATTCATTTTTTCAACCGCAAGTGTGTTGTTTTTTATCACCTCTGATAAGGTATCAACTTCATTCTTGTGTTCCTCGTTGAGTTTGTCAACTCTCTGATTGGTCTGATCGTACATGTATTTCACAAAGTACGCCATAGCACAACAGCATACGATCGGAAAAGCATAGTTGCTAAGAATTGTCAAAAATGTATCCATCATTGTTGTGTGACCTCCCTTTTTTCAAAATAGTTGACATTTACAAATGGGCTTGTTTCTATCATAACCGTGCCTGTACTATTACCAATCACAGAAATAAAGAAACATGATGGGGCTGGATATCCAAAAGGAGTTTCTGGAAAAGTAAAATCAACAAGCTCTGTTCTTGCCAATAAAACAAGACTATTATCATTTAACAGTAACTCAGTAGCAGAGTTGGAATCCCCATTATTTAAAATCACAATCCTTTTTATACCTACTGTATCATCCAATGGAAGCACAGTAGGTAATCCTAGTGTTACGTCAAAATAAATCATTATACTCCCTCCCCCAGAACGTAAAGAATTGCATTGTGTGTAAAGTTATTCCATGCATTAAAGCGGTAATGGTCGTAGATGTTGTAGTAACCACCTGCTGCATTGAATGGAGTAGCTGCCGAATACATCCATTGATTATTTACACCCATCGCCCTACGATCATATAAAAGACCGAGTACATAAGGCAAACTTACCGCTTTTGTTGCTGTTTTTGAAACTCCATCAGCATCAATGATGTTAGGTGTGACGTTGATAGCCGGGCTGTCAAACTCCTGCCAGCCATTTACAAGCTCCATGTCAGCAATTTTCAAATACTTATCATTAAATACCTCCGGAAGTACCTGTGTTTCGCTGTCAACCCAAAAATCAGTGTACATAAGCAACTTTTGATTCTCTGGTCTTGTGAATCGCAAGATGTCCTTGCCAGTAAGATTCATGTGATACTTTGTAGTTCTGTCCTGCATCTTCTTTGAATCTTTCTTAACTCTTGATACTACAAAAGCCATGAAATCTTTATGATGTTCAGGGCTTAAAAGCTGCTTACGTGTGAATTCTGTTCCATACTCTGTATTGTAAGCATTTACCAGATCCACCTCATTTGTTCCAATGGAAGAGATTCCAGCCATAAAGTTTAATACAGTCAGTCTGCGTTTTGCTTCATTTCTGGATTCAATGTCATTATAATATGCCGTCATATATGAAGTGACAAACATCAGAAACTCTGCTTCGTTGGAAAAAGCCAATGCCAGCTGATCCCTGAAACGTGTGATATGAGACTGTAATACCTTGCTTCCGTAGAATTTCAACTCCACTGCTTTTGGAGCATTGATCTTGTACATGTCAACCGACTGACCATCAGCAAGCTGATTTTCATTAAGGTTTGTATTCCAATCCTGCGATGCCTCCGCATCGTTTGACAATGTGATGATCTCACGTGTGATAGCTCCCCATCGTTCATTATCCTCAATGATTGACCGGAACACACCAGATCTGTATTTTTCCTTTTCAAAATACGTTTTTCCACACCACTGACTGAGTGCTTTCAGTGTTGGCTCTACACCTGTCCGCAGCATGGTTTCACCAACTGCAACAAAAGAGCTTGTGTCTATCGCTTTAAGATTTTCACGACCAGTAGCCATTTTGTACAATTCATTAATGACAGTATAGGCATCCTGCACAACTAAACTGTTCGCCATTTATTTACACCTCCTTAATTCATAAGCTTCATGAGATCCTCTGCTACATTCTCAGAAGTACGTGAGCTATTTACACTTTTTCCAGATGCTGACAAGTTCCCAGCCTGTAACGTAGCAGTCAACGTATTGATGGCTGTAAGCAGGGCTGTATTGGTTGCATCCTGTCCTGTCTGTGCTGTCAGATTCAGTGGAGTATTTGCAACCTGTTGCCCCAGATTCTGAATCTGTTCTGTACCCTGTGGGCTCGTGATCTGATTAAGCCCAGTCATGTTCTGAGCGTTCAGAATCCCGATGATCTCATTTTTTGTAAATCCGAGTTTTCCAAGTTCTAAAATCTGATCTACTTTCATTTTTTCTATCTCCTTTTCTGCCGGAAGTAAAATTAAATAGGTCAGAGCTTCTGGGTAATCATCCCACGGCATCCGCTTCCGGCGGTCGATGTAGCCACTCTGACCTATTTCTAATATACTTGTTTCAAAATAGTTTGTCAATATAAAATTTTACAGAAATATTCTGGTAACTGATTCGATTTGTCAGACGATAGCTGTCAATCCAGCTATAAAAGCAACGGAATTGATCTTTTCCATGCTGGCTGTCTTCAAATACATCCTTGCATGATCCAGATATATGATCAGAAACATACAAGTGTGCTTTTGACTTGTGTTCATAAATTGCCACTTTTCCGATCACACAAATAAGCTTGTATTGGCGTATATCTTCTGATCGGATTGCTGATATGTCATCATAGGCAAATTCATTCGATAAAGCCATCTTTGCAAAATCCGTATCCCCCGATAATGCACGATACAAAGCAGTATCTTTTTTCTTTTCTGAAATCGGGGAATCATTGATTAAAACTAAAATTATACCACGTTCTTTCAACATGGAAAACTCCTGCTTGTTCTTTTTCATTCGCTCCAATATTGGCAACAGTCCAAAAGCTTGCACAATTGCATTATCTAATGTGTTTGAGTTGGAAGCAAGCCACCAGCGGAATGGCTTCTTTCCTTGCAATTCTCTGTTTGCCGATATGGTCTCAACAGCATTCAGAAAAGCATCATCTTCCCCACTGATTGACTTAGCGATCTTCTCCGGGATGAACTCATCATAAATCCCCTCAGAGAAATCAGATCCAGAGAATCCACGGTTGTTATGCATTGAGGTGAGACAGAATGCCTCACCTCTATATACTTCCTCTTCCTCAACCCGCTCTACAATCTTAATACGTCCGTATTCACCTCTGGGCTTTTCAAAATGAAAAAACCTGTTCATATCTTTATTGATATCCAGCCACGGATCAAACTCAGGAAGAAATACTTTTGTCAGCTGCTCTTTTGTACGCCTCATATAGATGATCTTCTCATTTTTGGGAAAAACATCATTGATGAAGTGCTGGAAAATGCCATACGTTTTTCCAGTTCTTCTGGCTCCAATAATGAATATGAAGTTAATTTTATTTTTATCGGCAAGCTGGACGATCCTTTGAACGTCCAACCAACCATTTTTATCATAGATGTTCATTATTGAAACCCACCCCCAGAGGATTCCGGCTGTGAAGCCTGATTGCACTCGTTGTATTTTTTGATGCAGGCATCCTGCAAAAGCTGTGTCCATTCTTTATCCAGAGAATAAATGGAATTATAGTATTTTCCATCTTTTCCCTTTTTGGACGGGAATGACAGGAAAAGACCTTTTTTTCCCTCAACCAACATCAGCCCTTTAATTACCAGTGTGCCCTCCACTTCCAAATCAATAAAAGCTTTTAAATTTGAGGTACCAAAATAAGGTTTGCAAACAATTTTTACGATTGATTTTAACATATTAGTTTATCTCCTTTATTTAATTATTGTTGGCTTAACCAGTTTCCAATCACATGGTGCTGTATCTGTTGTAAAAATGCAACAATCAGCACTATCAATGAGTGGACAATCCTTGCATGTATTGTTTGATACACAATACTCTTTTATAGTAAGTAACGCATCATACAATTTGTATATTGTATTCATCTTATTACCTCCCTTACGTCAATTCTAATGATTTTTCCAACCTTATAAGCTACGATACTAATTTCATCATCTTCATAAGTTACTCTTCGCAGGCTGGTTGTTCGCATTGTTTCATAGATCTCTGACATATCAATCAATTTTCTCATCTCCTTAATGTCTTAATGAATCCATCCACTCATTCAGATGGAACATATCTTCTTCCCATGTTTCTGGTTCACATATTAGATCTTCTAAATAGGAAAACATTACTTTTGCCACATAGATTTTCAAGTCATATAAATTATTAAATCCTTTCTTAAAATCTTCATTTGCTGAGTTTATTAATTTTTCAATTTTCTTTTTAATCTCAGCCACTTCAACAACTTTTTTCATGATTTACCCCTTTAATCCCCTAACAGTAACCATACTTGACAGCTTGCAAACATGCAAGCAAAAGTGATACAAGTCCAGAAAAGCGTTTCAATATCTTCTTTATTTTCTTTCCAGAATTTTTTCATGGTTTTTTTCACCTCCTGTCTATATTGTAACTTATTTATGTTACAAAACTATTACAGATTTATAACATTTTATTCATACACGGTATCTTCCATTTCAAACGGCAATGGTAATCCTGTTTCTTTATCGTATGGGATTGTATGATCTAATTCATATTCTGTATCACTCAAACGGATTGCACAACCATATTCAATCTTGCATCCATCAATAGTCATTTTATTGATTCCTTCATGGAAAAGATACTCTGTTTTCATCTTCCATTTTGGATCCTGCCAATCATTCGCTCTGCGGTAGTTCCTGCGGAACGTCAAATCATTTTTGAAAACAAACCCTTTTCTGAAATTTGTAATATCATCATCCAAACAGTAAATGCCCTCTTTTGGAACTCCTGCAACCGTCAGATGCAATGATGCATCTTTTTTCAAACGGTAGCAATAACGTTTACTTCCCATGGTTATAAACTCAGAATAGATCCCGTCAAACTCAGCAATTCCTAACCGGAAAGTTTTTCCATTATAATCAACTGCTCCAATGTTTCTTTTTTGTGACATTTCAACGATTGACTGATTAAACTCATCCAGTTTATCATGATTCCAGTCTGTTCCCTTTACTGAATCTGTGTCTGAATATAACCACCTCCGGCAGCAGGATCCCAGCCGGAACAGATAAGCTTGTGCATACGCTGTGATCCATACCCCCCACTGGTAGGGCATGAAGCTGTTCTTGTTCCGATAGAACTTTTCAAGCTCTTTTTCCCTGTCCTCTGGTTCTTTTGCTTCCCACTCTCCTGACTCCATAAGCTCTGTACATAAGATTTGAATGATTCTCTGAACCGTCATGCCGTACATGCCATTTAGCTCCCCCTTTGATATCATGTAGTTTGCTTCGTCTAAACCTTTAAGGGTACATTTTTTAAAAAACAATTCCATCAAGTAATCAGTAAACCACTCCGGCAAGTAGTCTTTTGTAGCTCTCATTACTTTTGACACGTCAGCCCATTCATAATCATAGCTTGACAGGATTACTTCTAAATCTGGATCCGTAAATGGATAGATGACAAGATCAGCATTGACAATCTTTCCGTTATCCAGATTATCATGAAACTGTTCTTTTTTGCTTTTGGCTTCTGGAAAAAGACAAACTTTTGCTTTTGAAAAAGCCAGCGGGGGCATAGGACAGTCTTTTTTCAGTCTCAGATTCTTTAATCTTATATAACCAGAAAAAGCATAATCCTCTTTCAAATCCATAATGTCTTTTAATGTTATATTATTTGTATAACAAAAATTCGACATAGGAAACTTACAATAGCACATCCAGGCTATGTATGAGCTTACAAAATCATAACATTCAACAGGCCTTTTTATTAATTGATTCACATAATACCTATTAGCATGCGTATAGCCACCATGATAGCACTCAATCATTTGATCATATTGCTCCAACGTCAGAGCCATTTTCTCAAATTGATTCCGCCATTTCTTGTCTTTTCTTGCTCTCCTGCGGGCGTTCGTCCGAATAAAGCCCGTATTGGTCAGCGGACAATTCGCCACGTTAAATCCTCGTTGGTCTATGTATTTACGGAGTGCTTTGCAAAGACTGATCGTATCTGTACAGACATAGGCTATTTCTTTTGCTGTACGTGGAGATGCTGGCGTTCGAAACTTCTTATAGTCCCATGTTCCAACTGCTTTTTCAGTCGTTCCCATGTCTTTACATAGCTTCTCTAATGATCGCTGGGTTAAGATAAGACTGTCCCGGAACTCAATGCCTTGACCTGTCCATTTCATAAAGATATATTTATGAGTTTTAGCGGCCAGTGATTTATCAGGATTCCCCCACTTTTGGAAAAAATGGTTACGAAGAAAAACATAGTCATATGGAAAGTTATGCACATAAAAGCGTACAAGGTGGCTATCGTCAGCATGTAAAGTTGTACAAATCCTGTCGATCGTATCAATCAGATCAGAAACATGGTTGCCATAAATACAGCAATCATCTTCTATCGTAATTGTCCAATCCGTGACAAAACCAATGTTTTTGTTAAGATAGACAAAAGTTTCCGTATCTATAGTTATGATCTTTTCGTAGACTCCGAGATAATGCCCTGCATTGGATCGCCGGATAAAATCACCATTGAACAGTCGCATATAATCATAGTTCTTGAAATAAATAACCGGATATCCTGCGACTATCATTACTTTACCCCCTGCTATGGTCTATATTTCAAAGCTTCTGCTTCGCCAGAAAAACCTAGTTGTTTTGCTATTGTATCAGCTGCTTCTGAATCAGTTCTCTCCCGGAATTTGTCCAGATCTTTTATGATCTTAGAAACCGTAGAATTATCCAGTTTATGACTGATGATTCTCATAGATTGCTTACTATCATAGAATCGTTGCAACCAGTTCCAGACCTCAGACTTGAAAAATAACTTCATTTCCTCTTTTGACTTGAAATTAATTCCATATTCTGTACTGAGGGTATTTTGGCGTTTATCTATGATCTCATACCAGCCCTGAACAGTGCTGCTCTTTTCTTTCAATATCTTTTGGATGGCTTTCACTTGAGTTCGCGGTAATCCCTTGTATTTTTCATTTTCCAGATTTTCCGGAATAGTTGACCTACCCGGGAAAAATCTTGCAAGCAGATCCTGGTAGTCTGCGTACGCTCCTCCAACTTCTGAATCAAACCCATTTGCCTTTAATCTTCTCATACGCTGATTCAAACGTTTTGCAAGTTGTCTGCGGAGCTGTAAAGCTTCCAGAGTAGTTAGCATATTTGGGTTGACGTTCAAACCCTTTGAGGTGGTTGGAATTTTATGATTCTTTGGCATGTAATAAAACTCCTCTCATATCATTATAGATCATCTTATATTCCCCATATTTTACATAAGTAGCTAAATCCGGTTTTTTTATGATTAAATAGAGATTTTCACAGACAATTCTTGCATCATTAATGATATCATAAACATAAAAATCATTAACCTTGCCATCCTTGCAAACGGAAATAAGAGACTTTGCACTATTGTACATTGTTTTTCGTGCAACTCTTCTTATGATGATCCTTATTTCTGGATAGATTAATTCTATCATGTCTGATCTGTCAAGATCTGGGCTTGATTTCATAAGATTCACTACCGGGGCTTTTACCCCGGTATTAGTGTACTTAATTTTTTTGTATTTTGATTTCATTTAGTGTTCCTCCTGCCTTATGGCCTGCCTTATGGCCTGCTTGATTTATTTGACAAATCTATTATAGTTCAAATGAACTAAGATGTCAACAGAATAAGTGACAGACTTTATACTATATTGTCAGACAATTTAATGTTATAGTTACCTAGCAAGAATCATGCCAGTTTTGCAATTATGAACGAAATATGAACAGATTGGGGAAATGTTAACAATTTGTTCACAGGTTTGTCT